TCAGTAACAGCAGTTTGTAATTTACTTCCAGGATTTTGTCTTCTATATTTAGCTACACCTTTAGCTGTTAATCCTGCTCCTTGTTTAGTGGGTCTTTTATCTCCACTTTTAATTGACATGCCTTTCATGCCTTTGCCTTTTATTTTTTTCTTTCTAGGCATTATACTCTACGAACTGCTCCTAATCCTCTAAGTGCAACTCCACCACCAACAGCTCGTTTAACTACTCTACCACCTCTTTTCTTAAAACCCATTTTATTTCTAACAGGTGTTGGTAAATTAGGTAGTCCTTTATTTCCTGCAGGTATAGGTCTTAATGGTCCACCTGCTTTTTTCTTTTGAGGTGGAATATAAGAATCACTAATAATTTCTTTACCTAACTTAGAAAGTTCTCCTTTAGCATCAGCATCTAAAGCTTCCATTTGTTTTTTATTAAAACCTTCATATACAGATTTTCTTTTTTCTTCTTTTGGTTTATCAATATTAATTTTTTGTCCTATTTTAATTTGATTAGGATTTTTAATATTAGTATTAAGTTCTAATAAATCTTTTATTGTTAAATTTTTTGTTCGTTTTGCTATTTCAGAAAGAGTATCACCTTTTTTAACAGTTACAGTTTTAGCTTTAGTTGATGATGCTACTTCATTATTTTTAGTTTCTTTTTTATTAGTATCTACAGGTTTGTCTTCTTTTTTAGGTTTGTCTTCTTTTTTAGGTCTTTTAATTAAAGAAAGAGCAGCAGTTCTTGCTGTAAGGTCTGCAGTAGCTTTTGCTCTATTTTTTCTAGCTTCTTTTCTTTTTGCTATAGCAGTTTTTTCTTTTTGTAATTTTGTTTCTTTCTTTTTTAATCTTTGAGCTTGTCTCATACTAGGACCTGCTTCTACATTTTTAGGTCCTTTTTGTCTACCTATTTTTTTTATTTCTTGATTAATATTTTCTAATCTTTTAGTGTCTTTACTCTTTATTGCATTTTTAACTTTATTTACAATTTTTGTAACTTGACCTCTATCCATTTTCTTTAAAGCTGATATAGCTCTAGGACCTAATTTACTAGCAACTTGTGCTCCTACTCTAACTCCTAATATAACTAAAGGTAGTGCCATTATCCTTCTCCTTGTGTTTTATATTCTCTAGGCTCTTCTTTAACTTGAGCTTCGATTGGTCCTCTTACTCCAGGTCCTTTTCTAGCAGCACCATAACCTTGACCAGTAGGTTTACCACTTGTATCGTGACCAGTTGAGTGATTAATAGTTCTTGCATTAGCTCCTACTATTAAAGTTTTTTGTTTAGTATAATGCATTATTTTTTTCCTCTCTTTCTTTTTTTCTTTTTCTTTTTATTATTTATTTTTGTAATTTGTTGTATTACATTTATTCTACTAATAGCCATTATTGTGCTCCTTGTAATACTGGATTAGGACCACCTGATGGATTATTTGCTGATTGCATATCATCTTGTCTTGTTCTTCTAGATTGATTACGTAAGGCATCTATTGAATTTTTATATTTACCTTCCCAATTAGCTAATGTTTGAAAATCTTTTATAAAATATGTAGCTTCTACCATACATGCTGCAAAAAGAGCATTATAGCAAAACTCACTAAAATAGTTTGATGTTGTTACACTTGTGCCTGTAGCACTAGCTAAAGCTAAAGGTCTACGTGTAAATTGTATTTCACCTGATACTGCAGATGCAGGTGTTGGTACAATATAAATTTGTGTATTAGTTTTTCTTGAATAATATCTTGGAGTTCCTGTTGATGCACTAGCAAAAGGAAAATAATCTATTGCATACTCATAAGGTCTTTGTAATAAATTTATTTTTGAATTAGCAGGAACTGCTGTGGTTGAAACACTTGTAGTAAAGTTTACATTTCTTACAACTAATGTATCAGCAGGTAAACTAACTACTGGGTCAGAAGCTGTAAATGAAAAAGTAGAGTAGTTATCTAAACCAGAATCATCTAGTTCTTTTACTATTCTACCTTCAGCTTTCTCTACAAAGTAAGGAATATGTTCCTCAAACTCTGATGAGTTATTTTCTATAGTATTTATTATATCAGTTTTAAGAAATGAATAATTAGGCACTATATTATCCTACAAATAAAGTGCATGAACTACCATCAGAAGGCATAGATACACTTATTGATGCACTAAATTTTATACCTTGGTCACCTATATAAATATCTGCCATGCTACTTGCAGGAACTGAAAATTTTATTCTATCTCCTCCTGTAGCATCTTTTAATGCAAAAGTACCTGTAGCAGAAACTGCTGTTGCATGAATAGCAACAACTCTAGTAACATCTGATGTAGTTACAATAACTCCATTAGTTGCACCAGTAAAAAATTTTGATGTTATATTATTAGCCATTTTAAATCCTTATAGTAGGGAGAGTATATTTCAACCCTCCCTAATTATTAATGGTTAGGCACCTTCGTTACCAAACCAACCTCTCCAGTCAGATACTCCAAATGAATATCTTTCTCTGGCTTTAAATCTAAGGTTACCAGTATCAAAATCTGGTTCCATTTTAGTTTGTAAAGGTGTTCTGTTAAACATCTTTGAACCATTAGGAACATCAGTTTTAATAAAGAAAGCATTAGTATCAGTAAACCTTCTGTTAGTCATATATCCACTTGGAAATACTCCTAAGTTTCTAACAGAGTTTATGTCGTTATCTGCACTTCCTACAATTCCTGGTGTATTTAATAATACATCACATGTAAACATTAAGTCTACAGGTACGTGTAAAGATACAGCAGATGAACCAATTAAGATTCCTCTGTCATCTTTAAACTTTTGAATTGCAATTACTGCAGATTCCAAACTAGCTTCTGATATTGCTGCTGCTGTACCTACATTACTTTGGTTACCATCTCCAACAGTTGGATGTGAAGTATTAAATAAACTTACTCCATCACCTTGTGCTGTAGTGAATCCTTCGTTATATAGCTTTGCAGCTTTTACTTGTTTGGTATTAGCCATAGCTCTAGCTAATCCTTTTGCTCTTAATTTAGCAAAAGTATCATAAAGATTATCTTCCATTGCTTCTTCTGTGATTGCAAAAGCTAAAGCAATAGTCTCGTTTGTATAACGAGCTGTAAAGCTTTCGCCTGCATCATCATAAACAACAGCAGCACCTTCATTTTTAGTTGGAGCAGTACCAAATCCTGTGAAAAGGACTTCCTCTTCAAAAGACCTATCTGAATTTTCTACTTCATATAGTGGTTCATGCTCATTATTAACTTCTCCATACTCCATCCCAAAGACAGCATTTAATCCTGGAAGGAGTTCTTTGCTTATCGCAGCTCTATTTATTGGCATTTATTATTCTCCTTTTATGATTAAGATGTTGATAGAGTACAAGTTACATAGTTGTCAAAATGTTTATTTATTCTGACTTCATACCAAGGATAAGTATCTGTCTCACCTACTGATGAGCTAGTACCTGTATCCCAAGGTGCTCTACGTATTACTCTTAAGTGTTGGTCTGTAACAACAGGTGCACTTGCGTCTCCTGTGTAGCCACTTTGTCCTGTTTTATGACTACCTGTTCCTGTTACAATATTAGTATTTAGTATACCAAATCCTAAACCTGCAGCAGCAGTTACTGGACCATCCATTTGAATAAAATAAGTTTGTGCAGGGTCACTTGCAATGTGAACCTTTACGTCTGTAGCTGTGGTTCCACCTGTAAAACTTCTTGCGAACTTTTGCTCTCCACTAGCATTAACGAACTGTATTCCTTGAAAAACACCTGCAATCTTAATATTATTATTAGTGCTTGGTTTTATTGTACCTGCTGATTCAATAAACACAGGGTCTCCTGTAAACAAATCTGAAGGTATTAATGCAGAAGCCACAGCAGGGCTTGCTCCATTCAAATCAATAGTTCTTATACCAGTAGAGTTAGAACCATCACCATTTTTTTTTGCGAGTTGTAATCCTCTTGGGGCATTTACACTTGCCATAGTTCAATCTCCTTTATTGTTAATAAAAGCAACAAAAGATTTACTTCTGAAAACTAGCTTGTCTACCTTTTGTTACTGTGGTTTTACTAGAATTAGAAATGGGCATACTAGAATTATTTCCTCTCATTAATTGACTATTAACTGCTTCCATTAATTGGTCAGATTTATTTCTATAATACTCACTTCTACTTTGGAATAACTTGGTAGGTATTTTACCTAACGCAATGTCTCCACGACAGACAGCTCCAGAGTATCTTCCATCCACCTTCACGACTGATGTTTGTTCCATCTCAGGTACTTCTTTTATCTCAACGAATTGCCATCCCTCTTGCATTTTTTTACCAATATATTTAAAATCATCTTGACCTTTAAGAGTTATTCTTAACCATCCAAGAGTCATTCCTTCGTTTTTGAAACGATTTTTTACTGCTTCTGGTATGTGTAAACTATCTTGCTCTTCAAACTGATAATTCATTTCTTCGTTAGTATTATTTTCTCTAAGTTGAGAACTACGTGTATTGATTCGTGTCATATTATTTACCTCCACGTTGCATGTTTATTGTTGTATACTCACCTTCAGCATTAGTTGCTTTAAGTTTTTCTTGAGCATACTGTTCAAGTGGTATATTCCATTTATTAGCTAATCTTACATCTTCTTTTGAAAGTTTAACTTTTTTATTAGAATTAGGAGTGCTACGTGTACCTCCTGCAACTACTTGAGCAGGTGACGTTTCCTGCATACGATTTTCCTCTTTTGGTTCTACTTCTTTAGTTTGATACCTATGAGGAAATGCTTCTTTTAATCTATTATCGATTTCTGTATAATAATCGTCATCAGTTGGATTAAAACCTTCTTCTTTTAAATCTGCATCTATTGCTAGAGCAGCAGCAGTTCTTATTTTATCTTCACCAAACCAATCATTTTGTTCTGCCCAACTTTGTGCTTTAGGGTCAGGAGTTGGTTGTTGTACTTGTTGTTGAGGTTGTTGCACTTGTTGTTGTGTTTGAACCTCTGGCTCTTTAAACTGCTGTTTTGTTGCACCTACTGATTTTAAATCATTTTGTGCATCATTAAGAAACTCTTGAGCTTTTAATATTTTATCTGTATCACCTTCTTGATGTGCAGTTTTATAATTTGTTCTTGCAAGCTCTAATTTATCTTTTAATTGTTTTTCTGTTGCATCTAAATTTAATTTACTTATATTTGTAAATTCTTTTTGTGTATTATTTAATTTAGATGTTAGTTCTTCATTTTGTTTAATTAATCTAGCAACTTCTTCATCTCTATCTTTTCTTTGCTTAATTAACTGTCTAATTCTTTTTTCTGCACCTTTTGTATTTATACCTTCAAGTTCTTTAGGTTCTTCTTTTTTTACTTTAGGTTCTGGTGTTTTTACTTCTTCTTTTTTTGGTTCGTCTTTTTCTACTTCAAATTCTATTTTTTCTTTTTCTGGTTTTTCAGTTTGAACTTCACTCCACTCTTGTTGTTGTTCCATCTTTATTCCTTTCGTTGCTAACGACACATACGAGTTACGTTATAATTAATATTATACTATATTATTTTAAAGTATGCAAGTGCTATTACATACTATATTTAGATAAATTAAAGGTTGGGTCTAATGTCTTAGGACTTTCTACCTTCATAATTATCTGGTCATCATATAAAAGAATATATTTTATTCCTTTATATTGTATCTTTTGACCTGCATGTTTACCATAACATACATAGTCATTTAATTCACACCAAGGTCCTTTAGGAAACTTTTCCATATCATGATAAGCTAAATCACCCATAGCAACAACTTGTCCTACTGTAGTAAGATAAGCCATATCATCTCTAGTAGAGTCTGGTAATAATATACCACCTTTAGTTTTTTCTTTTACTGAAACAGGTCGCACTAAAATATGATACCCAGGTAAATCTGGTAACATATCTGGATTAGGTATTTCTTCTTTAGAAATCCAAGCATCATTTTTAATACTTTTTGCCATGTTTACTTGTTGCATTATTCTTCTTCTCCTTCATACATTTTTTTAATTATATTTTTCATAACATCAATAGACCATTCAATACCTTGAATACGACCTACTAGAAGTTTATAATTAGCGAATGAATCTGCTTGTCCATTCGCTAAATTAAGTCTTAATAAATTTAACTCTTCTTCAAACTTACGAAGAGCTTCACTAGATACTTCCATTTATCTTACTGGTCTGCAAATGCAGGTGGGGTAGTTGAAGTTACATTTCCAAAGACTTGATAGTTTGTGCTATCAAGACCAATAAATGTTACATCAAAAGCAGCAGGTACATTTAATTGTAAACTACTATTAGAACTACCATTTGGATATACTGCAGCATTATCAGCATTAGTATCTAAATGTACAATATTACCTTTGTAAAAATTTGTATTACCTGGTGTTATAAATATTGCATCAGTTGCATCAGTAGCTAAACCACCATAAACAAATCTATAAGCTACACCTGCTTCTGGTGCAGGAAGTGTATAAGTATTATCTTGTCCACCATCTGGTACTAAATTAATTCTACCACCATGAGTTGTATTTACAATAGTAATATCACCATCTGCTAATACTACAGGTGTAACAACTTCACCTTTATTACCAAAAGTAATATTTTCTGTTATTGCTCCTGTAGAAGAGTTTTTTGTAATTCCAATAAAACCATTCTCAGACCTAATTGGACCACTAAAAGTTGTATTTGCCATAATTTATTCTCCTTAAATAAAATTAACTTATCGTCTTGGCATGTCTGCTAGGGCAGTCGATAAGCAAAAAATATCCCTAGTTACTTTCTTCTTTTAATTGATTTAAATTAATATTTTCTTCATGTTTAATTAAATCAGTTAATATTTCAACTAACTTTAAACTTCTTTCTTTATCATCTTTAATATTTAATTCTTTTAATTTTGATAGTGCTTGAACTTTAATTTTTTCATAATCAACTTCAGTCTTTTGGTCTGCAATAGCAGCTTTAGTCATAGCATCTAATGCTTTCATAGTTTCTTTACTTGCTCTATCTAAATCACCTTTTTCTTTTTTCATCATAGCAGCTTGTCCTGCTTTTGCTGAATCTGCTAATAGTTTAGCTTCTTTTAATTCTAACTCTTGTGCTTCTAATGCAGCATCTGCAGAGAACTTTGCTGATTGTGCTTTTAGTTTTTCTTTTTCTAATTCTACTTTAGCTTGTTCTAATGCAACTAATTGTTGCTCTGGTGATTGTGCTTGACCAACAGCTAAGTTAGCATTTAATACTTGTTGTGCTGCTTGAGCCATTGCTAGTTCTGCAGCTTGTGGATTCTGTGTTGCTTCAGGTGGCATTTGTTGCATCATCATTCTAGTCATACCATTAACTTGTTCTTGATATTTCATTACAGAATGTTCTTGTATGTTTGCTTCTAATAATGGTTTAATTCTAGCCATAATAGGATTTTTACCATTTTGTGGGTCCTGTAAATATGCCATCTTTGTTTGGATATGAGCATCATGATTTTGACCTGCAAATGCTTTTATTGGAATACCTTTTGTTGCTGCCATAATATCTGATACAGGGTCCATAGGTTGTGATTCTTTTTTAGGTGGAAGTATATCTTCAAGATTAGGCATATTAGCAGCATTTAAAATTGTTCTATTTAATGCTTCTATATTAAACATACCAGGAGGGGATTGTTGTGCCATTTGGAGAGCCATTTGGGCTAACATCATCCTATGTGCATTAGAAGGAATGTTAGGGTCTGAGACAGGGATTACATCAACCCTTCCATCAAAATCTTTCTTAAATACACTTTGTTCAGCATAAG